GAACCTTTTCATTTCTCACGAAAACTCCCCGAGACTGACTGCAAATCCTGCTGAATCTTTCCAACAGTTTCTTGGTTGAACATCATCAAGAACAAGACTGAAAGATTGATTATAATCGATATGAAGCTGAATCAAGTTTTCATATTCATCTTGCTGAACATAGTCAAAGTGATTCATCAACTTCCCAGTAACATGAGTAACATGTCTTTTAGCCCGCTCTACAGGATCGATCAGGTTCTCAAAAAATTCAAAAGTTACTGTTTCACCATCTTCATTTTCAATTCTCCAGCCCTTTGACTTTAGACGACTCAACCATTGCGTCGACGAGTATACGTCTAATCCTGGATGTGCTTCAAAATGAAACTCCCACCCCGAACTTGATTTTCCAATATGATATGTGTCTCCGTATTTCGTAATTGCATAGTAATTCATTCCCATGGTTTCCTCCTACCTAATCCAACCATCACGAAGACCAGCCTCAAGAATTGTCATTGCTTTCTCTAATCGGATTTTAGTGAAGACTTCAATCCCCAAAAGAGCATTCGAGACGCTATCAATATCCATCTGATTGCTTTCCAATAAAAACGTATTCAACAGGGCAACATCAGTTTCTACTTGTGCAAGTTCCATAATTACTTGTTCTAAGTCAAAACGGTCATAGGAACTTTTTATATTCATACTTTTTTTCTCCTTCAATTGTTGAACCATAACACTACCTCCTCAGTAGATATTCCAGATAGACAGGAAATGCCATGCAAAAAATGAAAGGCAAGTAAATTAGAATCGGGCTAATTATATCTAATACACCCCGAACGTTTACTTTCAGATCAGTGGTGAGAACCCCAAGTGCTCCAACTAAAAACATCACTACAGACATCCAATTCATTTCAATCTCCTACTTTGATAGAAACATCATTTTCAAAGTACAGAAAGATTCCATATTCACAAACATCACCGTCCCGATCATATCGATTCACAAAGAATGTAATATCAGTCAATTTCATTTTCTCCTTCTTCTGTTCGAGTTTGAACATCTAAGACAACAGTATTAGAATCAAAAGAATCCCGAAAATAACTATTGGAGTATATAACACTTCCATTTCCATAAATAACACGACGATTGATTTCTTTTGAAACATGGCTCCAATCTACTTCTTGGTACTTCCAATCACCGATATCTTCCAAGTAATGAACATGATTGTTCTTTGTATATTGTCCGTTTCCAATTGATAGAGCGTCCCACCAGTCTTGGGTAACTGTACCCATAACGTTACGAAGCTGAAGTGGAACCCCATAAGGTGGATCTATTGTTTGTTTTTCATCTACTTCAGCCATGTTTTCAACACAAACTCTGACGTACTCAATTTCTTTTTGAAGCTCATCTAGGTTTTTCAATAAGCTTTTTACATCTTCATCCATGATCTTCTCCTTCATATTCTAATTTCACTCCTCTATTTTCCTTAATAAAACCCATTCTCTTGGTTTTCTTGAACCAGAGTAGTCAAGATGCGTTCCTGTTCAGCTTCCCATATAAAACCACAGTTCCACTTGCCATGAGAATAATATCCGGGTGTCTCTACAAAATACGATTGACGGTGTTCGTCTGGGGTGCTGGTATACCGATAACAGCTTTCTTTCACTGGACACCCTTCTCCATTACACTTTGTAATGTCAGTATTAGTCATATCCTTCTCCCTCTTTCGTCCCAAAAATATCTTCCATAACGGAATCCACGATACCCAGTAAATGTAGCTCGGTCTTGTCATTATCAATTTCAAAATCAGCGTCAATAATATTGACACCAATCTCAGAGAGGTGCCCATCCTCGTATTTCAGATTTCGGTGAATTTTGATAATGAAGCCTCCTCGATCCCGAATTGCTTCGGCTTCATGAAGGAAGCGGAGGTCACTTACAACAACATCTTCGTTGTCGATGTCAAATAATGCACGAGCTACCCACAGCTTTCTTCCCATAGTATCATGGAAGAGAGGAAACGATTGCCCCAAATGATACTGTCCCCATTCTGTCCCCATGTGTTGGGCCGCTTGTCGAGGAGAAATCCCCCACCGAGGATCTACTTCTTCCTTTAGTTCATCTGAGTGCCATATTTCTTCGGGCCAATCAAAAATGATCTCTAAAGCCTTTTTGATAGGTTTGGCAAAAGAGCGTTTCTGAAATCCCCAGAATTCTTGAATGTAATCTGCTACAGTATCTTTTCCTGTACGTTTCTTTCCACAAATAGCAATAAGCATCATTGGTCTCCTTTTTCTCTCGCCATTTGATAAAACCCGTCCCCGAGAAGGATTCCAAAAGCAATCACAAGGTACTCCCAAAAATCTGTTCCCCATACCTGCTTTGTAAGCCACGCCGTTACAGTCCAAATCACTAAAGCAGCGATGTAGTTGTACCATTCATATTTTGTAATCTTCAAAACACTCTCCTCTCTATTCATAAATATACCACATAAACCAATCTGTGTCTACCCCTGTAGCTCAAATGTCTCCCCGATCACGTAATAATCTTTCCGTTTCCTCGTTTACAATAAACAGTTCGTCCTTATCCGTCTCCGCAAAGTCACTTTCCAAGAAACTCATCTCCGTCAAGATCCACCATGTATATGACGCTGGACGAGCAATATGATCTGTGATATCTTGGTATGAACGGAATGGATGGGCTATAAGGAACTCCCGGATAGACTGAATGTAATCTTCTTTCTTCCACTCAACGTAATGGCAGAGGATATTAAACTCTTCCAAAGTAAACAAGCTCTTCCTGATCTCGGCGTAACTGAAAGATTTACGACCGCCTATATTTGTGCCTCGGATTAAACGGCAGAGGTCTTGTGCTGGACGATTGAGTTTCTTCTGTATTGTAGTAAATGTCATAGTACTCCCTTCTATATTGGAATTATAGTATATATTGGAGAAACTGTCAACCCATATCACTTGACAGATCAAAATAAATGCGGTAGACTGCGTACAAAGGAGATACTATGTATTTTGTACCAGATGATCCAGACGATACGGAGATTTTCGCAAACGGAATGCCTATATCGATTTCAGGGAAAACTATTCGAGAACGCGGTAAGGACATTGCCTATCTTTATGCAGCCCTGACTGCATACGCAGTAGACAGCAGTCCGAACGACGAAGAGTTCTTTTACAACGAAGACAAGGTGAAATATGCTTATGTCTCGGTGAATTTAATCTATAGTGTGCTAAAGAATTACTACACGAAAGACGAGATAAAGGCAATAGTAAAGCGAGCGGTTGCGGAAGGATTACTGTCCATTCAGGAACAGTTATCAGATATTGATGGAGGAGATTTGTATGTTGAAATTGACTGAGTATGAAGACTATAAATTGAACAAGTTCTACTTGCAACAACTTAAACAGAAGCGCTTTGTAGCCCTGAACAAAGAAGGAAAACTTGTTTATATAGGGCTGTACAACACCACGGCACTCGTAAAGATGGTGAAGTATTGTTACACAATGGGGCCAGAAAAACAAAGAAACAGGCAGCCCTATCCTATTGCAGCAGTAATCAGTAAGATTGTGTACTGGTATAACTGGTCTATAGAGAACGCAAAACACGCCAAGTATGCTGGAGAATTCTATAAGTCACTCAATGCTTGGCAGGATGAATTAGAAGTATCGCGTTCTGACATAGACTCTGCTGAGGAGTTCCTGAAAGAAATCGGTGCTCTCAGAACAGAGATTAGAAGTCTCTCCAATATGCGAGTCAAGTATTGGATCTTGGATAGGAAGCGTTTAGATCGAGCAGTTCAGCTATTTCTCTCAAGTACACTAATAGTACAGAATGCACAGGAACCACCTAATGATAGTGAAATTCGGTGGTTCCATTTCTTTCAAATGATACGTCCCGAAGTGCTTTCTCTCGCCGAAGAATCCACATTCTTCATGCAAGGTCTTATCAATATAAACTTCTTGGACTCCCCGGAAAACCAACAAAATGAAGGGAATATGGTACCCCCCCATCTGCGTTGTAACGCAGACCCATCTGCACTACAGAGCAGACCCATCTGCGTTGTAACGCAGACCCATCTGCGTTGTAACGCAGACATAGAAGAATACAATAGAATAATAGACAAGAACAATAAATCTGAAGAAGAAGATTATCAACTAAAGTTGATAAGGACGAATTTTCACGACCTCCCACTGACGGGGGATGATTTGAAAGATTCTACCCACAGAAGATTGGGAGTGAATACTCCTTCCTCTGACGAGGAAGAAGCATCCACCCAATCTGGGCAAGCCGTTCAGGAAGATGCCCCTGTGGGGCCTCCACCTGAACTTGATGCCCTTTTCAGTGTGAGTGAGGCAGGAAGATTAAATCCATCCCTGCCTATGAAAGATAGTTATCACCCTGAAAAAGGAAACCAGTTTCCGACTGCATCCCAAGAAGAAATTGGGGTGAATTCGGAATACAATATTCTTGAAAACTCAGAAAGATCAATTTCACAGGATGAGGATGAAGAGATTATTCCGCGTGAGCCGCCCACAGAGCCGCCACAGGGCGTTTACCCCTCATTTGGTACCCATCTATCACCTAAGCCTCGAAAGGCGCTTAGGAAGCCTCTGAAGGGCGTCCATGTCAGTCCGGAAGAGGCAAAATACCTCTCTGTTGTGGAAATGTGGAACGCTATGCCCCCTATACCCAAAATTCCAGTTTTGGAGAACAAGGGCTTAACTCACCATACGTTCGATAATTCGGGAGTAGTATCCAAGACGGTCAAGCAGATTTTGGAGAGACTGGTGTTGATCGGAAACGGGGAGTTTTACAAAACCAATCCGTCCATTGCAACTTGGAATAAGGTTTCACTGAATGATGATTGGTTGAATGCGTCCATTCCCATTCATGGGTTTGCTGAGATATTCAAAGTCTATCGGGAATATTTTGAGCCGGGGAAAGGCGTGTCCGATAAATCGCAACTCAAGTTGTCCTTGTTAGAGTTCTTGGGATGTTATACTATCCACACAAGATACAACCAAGACAGGGTGTTTGAGCCTCGCTCGTGGTTCTGGGAAGTACTCCACAGAGGCAACGAAGTGCCTTCGGTAATTAACTACGAGGTCTATGAAGAACGTGTGAAAAATACTTATAGTTCTATAGAAAATCAGCTAAAATCTGTGTTATCTGACAGTACAGCCCCTCGTTCAAATTGGGATGTTCGTATTAAAAAGATCACTGCGAGACTCCTTTATACCTACGAAGCCGTGTATAAAAATACATATATGTTGTATAAACATACAGACAAGGAACCGGCATGGATTGAATTGATGGGGTCTTTTGAGAATTTCGTGCGTATTTTTACCGAGTACATTCACACGTTTGGGTTTAAGGATCTTCAGCCGGGGCATTTTGACCCGAGCAAGAAGATGTTTCAGAACTTTTTAGCGTATGGTAAGGAGCGTGAAGGCGTGATCTTGAATCCGGATAAAGAAACAGCGAGAACCCTTCTTCAACAGAGATGTTCGGTAAGATATTCAGCTGAAGATGTTGCCCGCGATAATGGGGGGAAACCATTATGGTACTCATTCGAGGAGATGAATCTGGTAACGACAAAGAAGGTAAATCCTTGGTGGGATATGGAATCTCTCTTCTCTTGACAACACGGGTAATTCCGTGTATATTGGAGTAGAAGGGGCCTATGATGAATGACCTTACGTACAACGTACATACATTACCTGACGGGACTCAGCTTACAGAAGCCCAGATGGACCACATTAAGGCCCATATTGAGTATGATAGAATCAAATCTCTGGTGACAAAGATTCAGAAGAAAGAGTCGGTTGATATTGATTCCTATCTGTCTCAATTTCTTGATTCGTTCTGCGCCAAGACCCGAGAGAGTTATGAGGCGGCAATAAAGTTGTTCTTTCAGAAGCATATTCATCCAATCGATGTGACTCCGTTCGATGCGGATACTTACGTCAGTGAGCTTTCCAAGGTGTACGCTCCCAACAGTGTACGTACACACTTGACTGCTATTTCCTCTTTTTTTACCACAATGGTGCGTTGGGAAGTCATCCCTACCAATCCTTTTCGAGGAGTGAAAACCGTTAAATCTAAACGAGTCAAGTCATTAGCTGTCCCGAATGAACAGGATCTTTATAGGGTCCTGTCTCGTTTAAGCGATAAAATATCCTCTCCTCATTCCACTGCGTATAAAAAAGTATACATGGCTGTGTGGCTCATGGCCTACGGAGGGTTTCGTGTTGGTGCTCTGAAGGGGTTGTCTATAAAAGATGACATCTATACCACCTACTCGAAAGGCAGAACCATCCAGGGGATTATGCCTGAAGGGTATAAAGAGGTGATGTCTGATATGGGTTTTGACGCGAGTGTTGCTCTTCCCTTTAAGGATATGAACGAGAGGACGATTCAGCATCACGTTACCAAAGTGTGCGAAGAACTGTTTACAGAGGGAGTCATTGAGCAAAAGTATCATGCTCACAGTTTTCGCCACTATTTTGCAGTCAAGGTCTATAGCCAGACTTCCGACATTTATGTAGTATCAAAACGACTAAACCACACAAATGTAGCTATTACTCAACGCTATCTGGATTCTATCGGCATGATTGGAGGATGAAAATGAAAGCATTATTGATTTTAGGAGTCATTGTGGGTCTTTGTGGAAGCGCGAGGTGGGAAGAGGTTCTGCCAGAGCCATCACCCGTACACGCTTCACACATAGAGGAGTATACGGAACTGCGAGGGATCGTAAATGCAGAACGCCGCGAACTGTTGAGGATTCCTCGTGAGTTCAGACATCTGTTCGTGTCCTTTCCTTATGATTATGACTTTTCATACCTTATTGGGGTTATTTCTGTTGAAAGTAATTGGAATCCACGCGCAATCAGTCCTGAAAACAGTAACGGCACTCAGGATATGGGGATTGCCCAACTGAATAGTGCCTATATTGAATACTTTTCTATGAAGTATCTTGGGCGAAAGGTAGACCCGTTTGACCCAGAAGCCTCTATTCAGATCGCGGCGGCACACCTGAATTTTCTCTATTTACAGACCGATAACATTGAACAGGCAGTAATGGCCTATAATGTTGGGCTTTCTGCGATACGCCATAATAGAAAAAATCGCCAAGGGAGTATCTATCTCGGGAAAGTTCAGCGGTCTATAGGGAAGGATGTATGAATAATAAAGGTAAGGCATACGCTTCCAAGAAGCCTCTGGAATTAAGACCACAAGGAGATTTCTACGAGACTCCAAAATCACTTACATGGGAACTTATCAAGCAAGGAGAAATAGCGAAAACAGATTCAATTGTTGATCCCTGTCAAGGAGAACGGGCTATTGTGGACACCCTGATAGAAGAAGGGTTTTCTCAAGTTCATGGGAGTGATCTTTTTGTGGGAAAAGACAATCGTGATATCTATAGCTATGAACAAGACAGCTACGATGTGGTGGTGACGAACTTTCCCTTTAGTGAATGGGATCAAATGGTCTGGAAGAGCCTAGAGATTGCTCCGAAAGTGATTACAATCGGGCGTGTCAATTATTTCGGTACACATAAGCGGAACGTAGAAGGGCTGTGGGATCACTTGACACGAGTCTATATCTTTGATAGAATGGTTGACTATAGGACACCTTATCGAGAAGATGGGAGCTTCCATGTAGGAGCCTTGGTAACTGGATGGTTTGTTTTTGAGCGAAGAAAGCGAACGGCTCCTACTTTACATGTAGTAGACGTTCAGCGCTACGCAAAACTTGGGGCGTATTAGGAGTGTAGATGAGACGAGCATGGATTGACAACGACAAGATTAGGCTGAAGTTCGGTGGATCTACATTTCAGGCTGATTTGGAATTGGTGAAAAGTATCGCTGGACGTTTCTTCGATGTCAAGAAAAAAGAATGGACTGTTCCAGATACGAAAGATAATAGAGAAACACTATTTTTAGCCAAGTTTGATATTGACGCGGATATTGCGATTGATTTTGTTGAAGAGATCGACGAAACATGGAAGTCAATAGAAGTAGACTTTCCCCAACTGGAAGATAGATACGATCTGTACCCTTTCCAGAAAGATACTCTACGATACCTCTCAGCCCACAACAATCGAGCTGTTATAGGTCTCCCTCCGGGAGCAGGAAAGACGTTGGTGAGCGAAGCATTTATTGAGATGACTCCGAACAGTCTCCCGGCTCTGATTATCTGCCCTTCTCCTGTTAAGGTCAACTTCAAGAATGATTACAAGAAGTTCTTTGGGAAGACAAACATTGAGATTTTGGAAGGATCAGATAGTTTAGCCAAATACAAGAAAAAGCAGATTTATGTCATAAACTATGAACTCCTTTCTCGTGCGGTGGACACCAAGACAGTCACGTATAAAGACCGCAGTGGTCGTGTTCAAAGGCGCAAGCATAAAGTATTGAACAAGAATATTGAGCGCTTCATTGCTACGGGTTTCAATACCGTTATTGTTGATGAGGTCCACCGTATCAAGAATGAGGAGAGCAATGCGTTCTTTGCATTCAAACATATTATTGAAAACACAGAGAACGTAATTGGTATGAGTGGTACTCCTATTCTTTCTCGCCCAAGCGAGATATGGTCATACTGGAATCAAATCAAACCAAAAGTATGGCCAACGAAGCAGTTGTTTTTGAATCGTTATTGTGAACCGAAGCAGATCTTTATTGGGAGGGGCCGGAAGATCACGACGTACAACGGGGCAACAAATATGTACGAACTCAATCGAAAGCTCCGCAACAATGGTATGATTGTGATGGATAAAGAGACAATCCTTCCGGATCTCCCTCCTCGTCCTATCCGGACCGTTGTTCCTATTGAGATGGACGACTATGACGAATATCTCGAACTCCGTGATCTGATCATTGAACAGATCTACGAGAACCCGAGCCTTATCCTGACCAAATTTGAAAAGCTCAAGCAAGCCGCTGTCAAGTATAAATTCAAACACATGATAGAGTACATTGACGGTATGTTGGAAGTGCATGAGAAACTTGTGGTCTTTGCTGATCACCAGAAGATTGTAGAAAAACTCCATAAGCACTATAAGGACAGTGCCATGTTCAATGGTACCTTAACAGCCAAACAAAAAGAAGTACAGAAACAGCGTTTTATGGATGACCCAAAGTGTAGAGTCATCATTGGAAACACACAGTCTATGGGGACTGGGGTCGATGGTTTACAGAAGAGCGGAGCCACGGCAATCGCATTTGTAGAGTTCCCGTGGAATCCTTCTGATTTAGAGCAAGCGGAAGGTAGGCTGTGGAGAGACGGTTTCTCAAGCGAGAAAGGTATTTCGGTCCATTACCTTGTTGGAGCAGGCACGATTGAGGAAGAGATAATCGAACGTCTTGATCAAAAGCAGACAGTTGTTGATGGAGTCATCCGTGGAGAAGCAGTAAATTCTGAAACCCTCTTGACAGTGTTGCGGGATAAGTATTATGCTATAGCAAAGAAATTGAAAAAGGATTGATATGGCAGCAAAGTATAGCCGGTCTCAAGTGGAGAATGAACCAGAGAAAGATATTCTCACTGGGGCAATAGTCAGTACTACGTTTATTGAGCAAACCTATAAGGTACTCCGTAATACCCATCTCATCCGAGAACCTTCGATCAGAAGGTTGGTTACGTGGTGTTTGAATCATTACAAGGAATTCCAGAAAGCACCGGGGAAGTTGATAAACGACATTTATGTATCTCGGAAAAGGGAGATGGATGAAGAGACCGCTACTACGGTCTACAATCTGTTGCACCACATCAACGAGAGATACATGGAGAATCCAGAAACATTCTCTGATCAGTACTACATTGCGAAAGCAAAGAAGTATATTGAAGAACAGTCTCTTCTTCAATTGGCAGAAGAGATTAAGGGGAGTATTTCCACTGGTAATGTCGAGCAAGCAAAGCGATTACTGGTAGACTACAATAAAGTCGATACGGTAGTCTCTACAGGCATAGAGCCTTTCAATGATCCAGCGTTCATTCAACAGATGTTTGCAGGAATGAAGAAGGGTATTATTGAGTTCCCCTACCCCGCCCTGGAACAGCTATTCCAAGATGTGTATCGTGGAGATATCTTGGCTGTAGCGGGACCAGCAAAGCGAGGGAAGAGCTTTCTCATGTATCAGTTTGGATACTATGCTCTGTACAACAACCTAAATGTTGCAATCTTCTCATATGAAATGGATCACAGCGTTATGGGTATGCGGCTCTTTCAAAACTTTATGGGGCAGACGCGACGAGAGAGCGAGGATGTTATTGTCCCCTTCTTCGACGATAGTGGTTTGATTCAGTATGAGCACACAACCCGTTCCGGATTGGATCTGCACGAAACTGCCTCCTTTCAAGACTCATTCAAGAAGTATGGCGGCGTTGGACGTTTGTTCTTCTTTGACCACGATGATGTCGGAAGAAAGGTATCGGACATTGCGGATGCTTTAGATCGTTTGGAAAAATACGAAGAAGTAAAGATTGATGTAGTTGTGATTGATTACGATAAACTGTTAGAGAACGAGGGCAGTTTTCATGGAGCTACACACGATTCCTTAGATCAGATTTGGAAGGACGTGAAAGCGAAGATTGCCCAACAAAGGCACTCTCTGGTGATCCTCGGATCACAATATAACAAGACGGGAGCCAAGTACGAGGTTGGTCCTCAAGAGGCCAGTGGGAGCAGTCGGAAATTTGACTTCGCTTCTCACTGGGTTAGTATATTGCAGACTGAAGCAGAAAAGCGAGCCGGTATCATGCGGCTTTTTGTTCTCGGGAGACATGATGAGTTTTACCAATCAAACAAAGTGGCTTGTCTTCAATCCTTGGCTTTAGCGCGACCCATCTTAGATGCTCGGTGGGTCAAAGATATCCCGAATTATGAAGAGGTCATTGCAGCACAGCAACAAATTGTGTCTGAAGGGATGAAGACTGAAGAACAAGAGAAACCATCCAAAGAATGGGGATTCAACGGTTAGAGGAGCAATAGTATGGAAAATGTGATAGATAGAAAAGAACTTCTGAGCTTCATCGAGAGAGTGAAACCAATAGTCTCAAAGAAAGTGAATGTCCCATACGAAGATTGGATCTTCTTCGACGGGAATTATGTGTATGCTTTTAACGGACTGTTCTTCTTCCTACAGCCCTTCGATGCCCCGAAGGAGATGGCCCTGCCAGTAGTCCCTGTAAAGGCAATGCTATCTCGGTTGCACGAAGATACCGTCTCTATACTGATCGGTATAGACAGTGTGACCATAGAATGTCAAGGGAACCAAGCAGATTTCAATTACCCTTTCAAGTCTATTTCTGACTATATGCAGTCCTTCTATGTAGAGACGGCACCTATAGAAAACTACACTTCTCTTCCTTCATATTTCCGGGATGCTATAGACTTCTGCTCTAAATCCACATTTCCCATGAACATCGAGTACAGCAACATCTATGTACAAGATAATATGGCGATGTCTTCCGACGGGTACAAAATCGCTACCCGCTTTGTTGATTGTCCGGATGCTTCATTTAGTCTTGGGATCGAGAAGGTACTCGGGAGTGTCGGGGAACCAGATTTGATATTGATTAAGGACTCCACTGTGTCTTTCCGTATTGGAGATTCAGTTCTGAGCATGGTCCGGAACATTGGGAATGTGTCAGCAGTTAGCCGTTACATTCCAAATACATCTACCGCTACAGAATCTTTTAGAATCGAAAATCCTTCTGAGTGGAAACAGGCACTATTGGCTTCCAAAGCATTCGACATTGAGTTTAAGAAAAAGGACGTTACCGTACATGTGAGTATCGAAGACGGAGAAGCGGTGATAAGCACGGAAGGGGTCAAGTCCAAGTATACACATAAACTCAAGGGAGTTTATTCAAGCTCGAACCTCGCGTTCCGAATACATCCAGATCACCTTATCAGTCTCGTAGAGATGGAAGGAGAAGTACGTTTCGGGACCAATGACTTTCTCGTCTGTGAAAGTGAAAGTGAAAACGAATGTTTGTATCTATGGGTTGAAGTATGAGTTTTCGTGATAGATTCAATCAATTCTTAGACTCCTTCGGTTTGGGAATGGCCCTCGTTGTACAGACGGGGGTTATGGTTGTGTCTATGCTGAGATTGAGTCCCGGTCCGTTAGAAGCGGTTGGATTTGTGATGTCGGGGATAGCTATCGTCATGTTTGCTCCCAGAGCTTTCTCTAAATTTGTGGGTACGAAGAAGCCTCGATACCTGATAAATTATGTCATGCTTGAAGCAGTCACATTGTTCTTTGGTTGGTCCTTTCTTCTATCCAGTACCTTGGCACAAGTTGAAAACTATGATATAGTAGTTACTGTAGACAATGATGTAGTTCTACAAGAGCTGTACATTCAGCGGGAAGCCTTACAGGATAGTCTTATTGCGAAGCGAGCAGAGTTTGAGATATCCGTACGTCCTGAGACGGTGCAAGCCATACAGCGAGAACAAGCTCTCATCGAAGAGGATCTTCGTGTTCTTAATGAGAACCTTGCAAACAGACTGCAACAGATAAACAGAGGGGAAGTTACTCAGGAGATGCGTCAGGCACAAAGCGGAAGAAGTGCCGATACAGTTTTTATAGCTATTACGGAAGCGTGGACAAGCAAACGAAGAGTACAGGTAATTGTATGGTTCCTGTTTGTGGGCTCTATCAGCCTTATGATTATCAATTCCTTACGGGATGATGATGTTGTAAAAAAAAAGACCAAAGAGGAGAATAGAATGCCCGGATTCATGGAAATAGAAAAAGCACCTTTACCTACATTATCCCGTCCAAACAGACTTAGTGGGTGTGAGACTTGTAAAGCATACGAACTATGCAAGTCTCCAAAGTTCACTGTGAGGGGCAAGGGCAGGAGAAAGATCCTCATTATCTTTGACTCTGTTACTCGTGCGGAGGATCATACAGGTGATGCTTTTCATGGCTCAATGTATAACTACTTCTTCTCCATTTTGGATCGTGTAGGGCTTTCGGAGGAAGATGTATGGGTGACTCACGCGGTGCAATGTTTTCAGCCACAATTTGAGGGGAAAGATACACCTGTATCGCCTCAATCTATTGCTGGGTGTCACTCCCGGCTTATGGCGAATATCACTCGTTTGAAACCCGAGAAGATATTTGTAATGGGCTCGGTGGCTATGAAGACTCTCTACCACGGGGTTAATAGTGGACGTTTTAGTTTTGCTCAGTATACCAAATTTCCTGGATCACTGATTCCGGACCAGAATCTTCGAGCCGCTGTTATTCCTGTTTTCAGTCCTATGGATGCTCTGAAAGAATTGGAGCGCCGCAAGAAGAATATCCTTAAATACAAGAGTCATGCCCGTTTCAAACGAGAACTGTGGAAAGATGATTATTTACGACAGACGGATAGTTTCCGTGTCTTGGATTTTTTCATTCTAAAGCAGATCGTGGCTGGGCTGAAATTCAAATACACAGAAATGAAAGTACCTTCTGTTCAATTGTTGGATTCAGAAGAAGAGATCCGAGACGCATTGAAGTATCTGAATGATAAGCCAAAGTATGCGTTCGATATTGAGACGACCGGACTGAAACCCTATGCAGAGGGACACGAGATATACACATGGGGCTTTTCTGATGGGGAACAGATATGGGCATTTCGTCATCCAAGAGAGGAACGTAGCTTACGGGTACTCAAGAGACTTCTCTTGAACGATGCAGACAAATACGGGTGGAACATTCAGTACGAGATCACGTGGATCAAACATTTCCTCGGAGTGTGGGTGGATAACTGGAAATGGGATGGGATGATCGCAGCGCACATTCTCGACAATCGTGCGGGGATTACAAGTTTGAAGTTTCAGGCGTTCGCTCAAAATGGAGTAGCGGGGTATGACACTGAGATCGACCGATTCCTAACTGCTTCTGACAAGAAAAATGCAAATGCAATAAACAATATCCGTAACGCGAGCTTGCCTCGTTTGTTAAAATACAACGGTGAAGATGCATGGCATACATTTCACATAGCTGAGAAACAGATCAAGGAGATTGAGAGCAGCGATATCCTCAAGCAGGGATATGATAAATTCCACCAAGGTCAGATTGCTTTAGCGAAGATGTCTATCAATGGCTTTGAGGTAGATGCGTTCCGTCTCCAAAAGAATTCTCTTGAGTTGGAAAAACAAATCATGGGCTTGGAAGAGAAAATCATGCAAGACCCATTGATTAAGAAGTGGGATACGTTCAATCCAAATAGCTCAAAGGATTTGATAGAACTCTTTTATGATCGGCTTGAGTATCCTGTCATTGAAAGGACGAAAAACGGACAACCCAGTACTACCTCGGAAGTATTGCGGGGGTTCTACGAAGTGTATGAGACCGAGATCGCTCGGAATGTTGCTGATTACAAAGCGGCGGTCAAGACCCGAGATACTTTCTTAGAGGGGATACGGAGAGAGACAGTCGATAATGTTATCCACCCAGGTTACTCTCTGAATTTGGTTACAAGTTACCGCTCAAGCGGCCAAAACCCCAACCTCCAGAACACACCTATGCGAGATGAAGAGATGATGTCCCGTATTCGATCCGTTTTCAAACCAAGAAAAGGTTGTGTCTATATGGACATTGACTATATTTCACTTGAGGGGTTCATGGGGTGTAACTACCACAAAGACCCCACCATGATGAAGTATCTTCTGGATGAGAATACCGATATGCACGCGGACATGGCTCAGGATATCTTCCGGGTAAGGGCAGAAGACGTAGATCCGACCTTATTCAAAAACATGCGCTCAGTTGGAAAGACTGCAAACTTTGCGCTCCAATATGGTTCAAGTGCGAGGATGCTGTCATACAATCTGTGGCACGGACACATGACAAACCGTCTCAAAGATGAGATGGTAAGAGTGGGGGTGAAGGACTACGAAGCATGGGACAAACATATTCGGGAGATCTATGGTATCTACTGGAATGAGCGATTCAAGGAACTGAGTCGGTGGCGGGAGGATACATGGGAAACGTATGTGAACACAGGACGGGTTATCTCGTACACTGGATTCATGTACACCTCGTTAATGACCGCCAACCAAGTAGGAAACTTCCCTATTCAGGGGAGTGGGTTTCATGTGCTTTTGGAGGGAATTATTTCTATGACAGAGAAGATGGAGAAGCAAGGACTGAAGAGTAAGTTCATCGCTGAAATACATGACAGCGTGGTATTGGAAGTACCAGAGGAAGAGATTGAAATTATCAAAGCCTTGGTACGCGAATGTTTTATTGTTGAAGTGAAGGAGCGGCATCAATGGATTACCATGCCCCTGAGAATGAGCGGAGAAATTTACCGAGACAACTGGGCTGTTTCTGAGGCATCAGAAGAGTTTGAAATAGTGGCTTGACACTGTAGTTGAGATCTTGTATGCTATATGTAGGAGGCGCGTATGAATCCAGATGAAACTGGGGTTGATGGGTTGCTAATAAAAAAGGAAGGACCAGGAGATAAGATGTTTCTTGTCACGAAAGAATCCTTCCAAACTGTAGGATTTGAAGTAGAAGAGATTGAGAAACTTGTAGTTTTGGCTTCTGGTTTGCTGCCGTCCCTTGAAGTAGCAGAGAAGAAACAAAGTGATGAGTTTGCTATTGCGGGATTTTGAAAAGGAGCTATTATGAAAATGTTGATTTGTGATGTTTGTAAGAAAGTGGAGTCAGAATTCGCTGCGGATGTAGCCCGGATTGAGGTCTCCTTGGAGACCATTGAACACAATTCGGCGGATTTAGAAACAAGTTCAATCCCGTCAGCATTGCACAAGACCGTTGATATTTGTGAAGACTGTTACGACAAAATCTTCGGTCTCCTTTCAAGCGAGGAAGATTGAATTGTTCGATGTCATTCGGTTTCTGGATGATTACAATATCCCTTGGTGGCCTCCGGGATCTGAGAATGTATCGCAAGGGAGGGTAGGAGTTACTTGCCCATTCTGTGACGATTCTTTCAACCACCTTGGGTTAGATGTTCGGGGGAGGAAACGGCCCTATTGCTGGAAGTGTGGATCTCATACTTGGTATGATTACATAAAAGCAATGACGGGGGAATCACAGAAAGTGATTCGAGAAAAGTACAGTGTGGTGTATTCGCATTCCGCAAATACAGAAATTTCCATTCCCCGCCAGCAAGCCAAAACTTGTATTGTTCCGGGAAGTAAAGATTTCAAGTCTTCCCATTTGGAGTATTTGGAAAAGCGAGGGTTTGACCCTGGGTATACCATTCGGAAATATGATTTACGGGTGACTGGAATGGCGAAAGAGTTTGGATATCGGATCATTATTCCCGTTTTCTTGAAAGGAAAACCTGTATCGTATCAAGGGAGATCTTATGTCGATGCAATGCCAAAGTATTTGACTTGTTATCCTGAGAAAGAGGTTGTATTTCACAAGGATACATTGTATAATATAGATAACGCACAGGGAGAAAGCGTCATCCTCGTTGAAGGTGTTTTTGACGCAATGAAGATGGGGGACAATACCGTGGCCTCATTCGGTACATTTCTCAGTAATAGCCAACTGAACATACTCTCCAATATGTATAGGAGAGTGTTTTTTCTGTATGATGGAGAAAAGACAGCGCAATCTATAGCTGTGAAGAAAGCCCGGACACTATCATCAATGGGTCTCCATGTAGAGAATATCGTGTTAGACACCGGAGATGCTGGGGATTTATCCGAGGATGACGCTCTTCATTTGAAAGCAGATCTTGGAGTTATTTGAAAAAGGAGACAGAATGCTTCATCTAAAATACAGACCATCGAAACTTAGTCAAGTGATTGGAAATGCCGCAAATGTAAAATCGTTGAGTTCTCTGTTGGAGAAAGGAGAAACGCATTTCTTCATGCTTGTTGGAGAGGGCGGTACAGGAAAAACCACTATTGCTCGTATCATCGGGAAAATGCTTGATATTGAGATAGTAGAGGAGATTAACGCCGCGAACTCGAATGGGGTGGAGTTTGCGAGAGATCTGTCTTCCCGTATTCACATGAAGTCGTTTGGGAAACCCAAACTCTACATCATCGATGAGTGTCAACGCTTAACTTCTGAAGCACAAGACATCCTGTTAAAGGATGTATTGGAAGATACTCCTCCACATGCTTACGTCGTTTTTTGCACAACAGATCCACAGAAGATCAAGAAGACTGTAGCTTCTCGGGCGGCAGTGTACTCTCTTCAAAAACCCACCTTTCAGGAATTAGTAGACTATCTTTCTCTGATTGCGGGTGAGGAGAAGATGACGGTTTCTCGGAAGTCTCTGAGTAAGATTGCTCGGACAAGTGGCCGGGTTCTCCGAGACAGTTTAATCATGCTTCACCAGATTAGGAGCTTGACAGAAGAGGAAGCCTGTAGTATTATAGAAGGGTACGATTCTGAAGATGAGGTCGAGCTGATTGAGTTAGGACGGGCTCTGTCCAAGAACGCTGAATGGACTGTAGTTGCGTCAATCCTTAGTAAGATGAAGGCAACTCCGGATTCTGCTATTGTTTTTCTTCGGGCGTACATGAGCAAGGTATTGTTGAATAGTGGGAAGAAGAACACTGCGTTCAATCTGTTGGTAGCCGCATCTGGTTATCAGTATGGTTCAGGAATGCCAGGTTTAGTCAAGGTTTGCTATGAGGCTTGCCTCAGAAACGAGAATAGGAATTAAAGGAGAAAGAATGGACGCTAACACACGAATTTTCCGGGCGTATGCCCAGTGGACTCCAACCACTTCAATCCATAAGACAGATCAAGACGCTATTACATGTAGTATTCTTGGTATCGGAGGCGAGTGGGGAGAATGTATGGATATCATGGAGAAAACCTTATTCTCTGAAAATGACCCAGACATGCACAAGGAGTTAGGAGATGTATTCTACTACATGGGCCTTATTGCAGTCAAGATGGGGTTTTTGGATCGAACACGTGTAGACAGAGAAAAGGGATCTCCTTACTCCATCATGCAAAGGATTCTTCGCATTCAGGAACACTATAAAAAGATGATCCGAGATAATGAAGGAAAGCTATCAGGATATGCGAAAGAGCATGAGTTTGTAGAACTGTTTAATACTATTCTATCTAGTCTTCTGCGAGAAGTAGAGCATTTTGAACAAGATTTTTCAACTATCTTGAATATGAACCAAGACAAGTTGACATCACGTTTAGAGAGGGGTGTAGTTCATGGCAGTGGAAACGACCGATAAGCTAACCTACGAACAACTCAAAGTGGTATTTACTGAATACCACTTAGGTGTTTTGTCGAAGAAGGAATTAGTTGAGCATATCCGTGTGTGGCAGAAGTCCGTGAGTCTCCTATGAAAATGTTTCTAACATCCGACCACCATTTCTTCCACTGGAACATCTTGAAGTTTACTGGTGATGATGGTGAGCGTATCCGTCCGACTTTACCAGAAGACGACTTGGAGGCTATGCACGAATGCATGATTGAGAAATGGAACAGCGTTGTAGGTCCCAATGATAAAGTGTATCACTTGGGAGACATTATTATGAGCACAGCTCGAAGATCATTTGACCAAATCATGCCAAGGTTGAACGGAGTCAAGATTTTGATCAAAGGGAACCACGACAATGCGAAATTGTCTGTGTATGCAGATTACTTCAAGGATGTGCGAGGAGAGCATCATCTAAAGACCAAAGATAAGGATATGATCCTGATGACGCACAGACCTATCTTTCTGGGAGAACACCACTTCAGGAAAAAGAGTGTCTTCAATGTGCATGGGCATATCCACCAGAATGTGCTACAAGATCCACGGTATGTCAATATCTGTGTGGAGCACTGGGACTATACCCCCGTTGAGTGGGGAGTATTGTTGGAACACATTGGTAGGATGAAGGAGAGACTATGAGAATAAAGACGTATCGTCCGATTACTGGCAGAGGAGATCCACGATGCTGGATCAATAAGCTCCTGTTCCGTGATCCGTGGTATACAAAAAGCCCCCAAATACATCTGGACAGATGGGACACATGGGATATTGCATACACACTCAGTCCTCTAATTCGGGACTTATTGGTCCAACTGAAAGAGACAGGGCATGGTTACCCTTCTGTGTTTTCCGAATACACTCCTAATGAATGGGAGAGTAGAGAAGAATACGACAAAGCTCTTATGTCAGGGAAACATAGGGGAGGGGGAGAGAAAGCGTGGAATGATATCATGACAGACATGATATGGTCGTTTGAACAAGCATCTTTAGAGGATATGGATGAGGGTTTTCATTCAGGAGAGATTGACTTTTATGTGGACGAAAAGGGGTATCTTCAGAAAGGGCCTAATCATACACATACCTTCGATCAAGAAAGGTACGCACATTATTTTGCGAAAGTCCAAGAGGGGATTGATTTGTTCGCAGAATACTATTTTGGTTTGTGGGATTGAGGAGGGAAGATGGATCGGATGACTGATGTTATGTTCACAGTGGGAGTATTGGGAATGCTTTTCATAGATATACAAATTAAGGTAGGGAGTAGGCTTGGTCTTTTCAGACCCTTGCTAATCTACTCTCCGTTTATCTTTTGTATGGTATATCCAATATATTTAGAATTTTTATTGAGGAGATAGGATAGTGGGAAATACAATAGAGTTTGATGTAGAGTTGGATTCTTTTGATGACGATGAGATTATTGCATATGCAAAAAACCACCTGGATATGATATTTATTGAAGAAGCAACTGCTGATGAGGCTATTGATAGCCTGGGGAGGATTAAGAAGTATTGGGGCGGGGTTGGACCGTGGGATAGTGTCCGACAAGAATTGAAGAGCCTTTTGGAGGAGGATGGATGAAAGTAGTAACGCGGTATAACGAGGGAGAGTATTATGGGGAAGATCGAGATGGCTATGAAATTGAAGTGGACGGTGAAGTGGAGATAGCAGTAGGCATGCCTGAACCAGAAGACTGTACGCTAAGCCGAGATCTTGGTTTCGCCTTCAGCATCGTACCATTGATGAAACGGGCTTGGGAAGCGGGAAAGAATGGAGAAGAATTCACCGCCGTAGCAGAGAGTACAAAGGAGTAATGATGATAGAAAAAGTATTTCAACTGAAAGAGCATGGGTCAAGTATCAAGACAGAGTTGTTGGCAGGAGCCACAACCTTCTTGACAATGGCCTACATTTTGATCGTAAACCCTCTCATTTTGGGAGATGCAGGAATGGATATGGGAGCTGTTTTTATGGCTACTGCTATCTCTTCTGCTATAGCCACATTTGTAATGGCTTTGGTAGCCAATCTTCCGATTGCTTTGGCTCCCGGAATGGGACTCAACGCTTTCTTCGCCTACACCGTGGTAATTGGTATGGGTTTTTCATGGGAGATGGCGCTGGCTGCTGTATTCATTGAAGGAGTCATCTTTCTTGTATTGTCTATTTTCGATGTACGGGAAAGGATCATCAATGCTATTCCTCTCAACATTAAGCGAGCGATTTCTGTGGGGATTGGGCTGTTTATTGCCTTCATTGGTTTGCAGAACGCAGGGATTGTTGTATCAAATCCTGCCACTATCATTTCAATGGGGGATATGACAAGCTCCGGTGTTCTGTTGGCTTTCGCTGGTATCTTCATCACAGGGACTCTCCTCGCTATGAAGATGAAGGGTGCCCTTCTTTTGGGCATTATGATTACAGCTATCCTCGGACTGTTCACGGGGAACACAGTGTTTCCTACGAATGTTTCTTGGATGCCTCCGTCGATTATGCCAACCTTCGCCCGGTTTGATTTCTCTCGCATCTTAAGTGCAGATATGATTGTGGTCGTTGCCACATTCTTGTTTGTGGATATTTTTGATACGGCGGGGACCCTGATTGGAGTTACTACCAAAGGGGGGCTGATAAATGAGGATGGCTCAATTCCAAAAGCGAAACAAGCTCTTCTTGCAGACAGCATTGGGACGACCGTAGGTGCTGTTCTCGGTACGAGCACGGTAACGAGTTATGTGGAAAGTTCTTCAGGGATTGCTGAGGGAGGAAAAACTGGGCTGACATCCCTGACCGTTGGTGTGTTATTCTTGGTGTCGATTTTCCTGTCACCTCTATTTTTGATGGTTCCTGCGGCGGCGACTGCTTCGGCTCTTGTTGTGGTTGGTCTCTTTATGGTGACGGGAATTACGGAGATTGATCTTACGGATTACACCGAGGCAATCCCAGCTTTCCTGACAATTATCATGATGCCCTTGACATATTCGATTAGCAATGGTATACTCTTCGGAGTAGTTTCGTATGTAGTGCTGAAGGCTATGACGAATCGTAGGAAGGAGCTGTCCAAGACGGTGATTATCTTGGCGGTTGTCTTCGCAGTTTGGCTTGTAATTTAAGGTGACGCGGATAAAGCCGTGGTGATGCCACGGTACCGCCTCTCCCTGCTGTACGAGTAATACGCTTGTACAGCTAATAGCGTGATGGCGCAAATGGTAGCGCGGGTGCTTTGGGAGCATCAGGTTACTGGTTCAAATCCAGTTCACGCTAAAAAGAAAAAGTGTAAATTAAAAGAAGAGGAGGTAGTGTATGTCGAAGTGGATGCAGAAAATTGATTTTAATTTTTCTGAACAGAAGTATGAAGATGGTGAAATATCTTTTCAAGAAATGACGTTCAACCTTCAAACTGTTGGAAGGATAGAGATGGTTACTCTATCTGCTTAGGAGAATTTTCATGACATTGTTTGAGTTGAAAAAAGAACTAATAGCTATCATAAAGGTACTCGACAGAAGAAGTGGACACTCTGTTGATCAAGCTCAGAGAATGCTATCTAACTTGGAGAATAGCGTTGAAAAAGAAGCAAAAAGACGAGAAGAGTTTGAGAGAGAAGTTGTGGGGAGGATATGATGGATAATCTACCGGAATGTACTGTTCGTTTCCCGTTGCCCGAGAATAAGTGGGAGGCGGAATTGGCTCTCAGGGCTTTGGATATGGCTCTTGTGCTCTATGATTTTTCGATGCAGAGGAGCTACCATAAACATGTAGAAGACGAGGAGGAATATGCTTTTTGGGAACGCTTCAGCGATGAGGTAGTTCGTATACTTGAGGACAGAGGTCTATTTGAACTCACTGTCACACGAATGGAATAGAGAATGGGCTGTATAGTCCATTCTAAAGAGGAGGAAGAGAATGTTGAATTTTGAACAGGATATACGGATTGATAAGTACAGTCTCGAAGAGGAAGTAGCAGAGCAGTCGCGGTTACTCTATGATTATGATGAGGAGATGAATACTGAGAAGGACATTCTATCTCGACAACAGCTTGAGTTGTCTATCGCTGAGGCAACTGTGGCCTTATCAGTAAGGTCCGGTACCTATAAGGGGTATGATGGGAAAGTGACAGAGAATGTTGTGAAAGAGATAGTTGATGCGGACACGGACCTCAACAAAAAGCGAGAGGCTATTATTGATCAACAGCGCATTCTCTCCCGTGTGTCTTCCGCTGCGGAAGCTATTCGCCAGCGAAGGTATATGCTACAGAAGGAAGTGGATCTGTACATTTATGAATACTATAACAGGGTGGCTCCGAATGGGTCACGGCCAAATATGGCAGGAGGGAATAATGTAGAGGATGAACAGTTACAGGGGCTTTCTCGGAATGGCATTATGCAAGACGCATAATGGAAACGAAAGATGTACGAATCAAAAACGAATCAATACTAAGGAGTAAACGATGGTAAATTACGATGCACTAGGAAGTGAAGAATTTCAGGGAGCGAAAGCCGCTCCGGCAGTAAATAAGCGATGGTTGTTGACACTCGACTATCCCCGACTGAAGGCAGAAACAGGAATTGAGAAGATCAAGTTGGCACCGAGTCTGGGGGATGATCATCCTTATATGTTCAGCTTCCTCCCTTTCCCTGTCACAAGTAGCCACCCGAAGTACAGACACTTGAAGGGAGTATTCAAGGATTCTCCTCCTGTAGATTGGAAGTTGAATCTGACTTTTCACAAAGTATCTACGCCTACAGGAAACTACAAAGTTCTGTGTAATCAGAAGAACTATGGTGAGGCGTGTCCTTTCTGTGAGAAGAAGCAAGACTTGTTCAATCGGCACGACGGGAACTACAATGCCATGAGCACTGAGACTCAGAACGAGGTCAAGAGTCTCAATGATACTGAGCGAGATTTCTTCTTCATCTTGAACCATGCAGATGGGAAGATATATGTAATGGAATACGCTTCCTACTACTTCGGAGAAACCCTGAATAAGAAAATGTCTCGATCCCATAGGGGAGAGAGTTCCATTATTCTTGCTCATCCAGGTCCGGGGGGACATGACTTAGAGTTCTATATTGAACCTTCTTCCTTGAAAGACAATCGAGGGAATTTCCTTATTGGCCCTATTCAGGAGATGGAGTTTGTTTCTCGTAAGGAAGCAATCGACCCAGAGATTCTGGAATCTGTTCCTGCACTGGACAAGTATATTAAGAAGTATACTTATGAAGAATTGGAATCCATGCTGGATGGGACGTATTTCATTACGAATGGTGGAGACGAGGAAGAAGACACAGAGAGCGCACCAGAACCCGAAGTCGCTACTCAACGGGAGCCTCGTCGTCCACAACGGCCTGTTCCTGAGGAGAAAGTGCCCGAGGAAGAGCCTTCCAGTCGGATTGTCTTAGGTAAACCTCTGGAAGAAGAGGATAGCCGGGAAGCCCGACGGCGACGACGGGAAGAGAAGAGTATGGAAAAGGAAGAGGTAGCTTGTCCCGCAGGAGGAACCTTCGGGAAGGACATCGATGGATTCAATGAGTGCGATGATTGTCCCATCTACGATGAGTGTGAGAAAGAGTACGAACGGACAAAGACCGTAGACGATGAACTCTCTATACTGTAAACCAGTAACAAAGGCCCTCCGAACGGGGGGCCTTTTATGACTCTCTCTGAACAGATCGAAGCATACATAACAAAGGAACAAGACGTGGAAGAAGAAAAACAATATATCAGCTTTGGTAATGCCTTAGCAGATGTGATCGTTGGTGGAGGCGCTGGACCCGTAGGAAAGTTCCTCCAAATCTCTGCTCCCAGCGGGGCGGGCAAGAGTATTATTTGTACGGAAGTGATTTACCAAGCTAAAGTGAAATTTGGAGAGAAGGTGTCAGTCCGGTACCTTGATAAAGAAGGCGGCAATACTTTTGATACCGAGAGGATGTATGGATTTTCCCTTGAGGAAGATTTCGTACATGATGTAGATACAGTAGAAGAGCTTTCTGCTGACCTCTACAACTTTGCAAAACAAAAGCCTTCTAAGAATATTGGAATCTATGTAGTAGATTCATGGGACAGTCTCTCCTCTCAAGACGAGATGAGCGAGATGGAAGAACGCGCTAAGTACCATGAGAAAGGAAAAGAGTATACCAAAAAACGGTATGGGGCGGAACGAGCGAAGTTTGCCTCCCAGCTCTTCCGGACTCTCATCAAGACATTGCGCGAGAATAACATTCTCCTGATTGCTATCTCTCAGTTGCGGGACAACATCAATGCAGGAATGTTTGGACCCAAGGATAGTATTAGTGGTGGTAGGTCTCTTGAATTCTATGCGGATCAACGTCTATCACTCCGTGTTCGAGAGATCATTGAAGAAGAAGGCCGTATGATCGGCCAGACGGTTGAGTTCAAGGCCCTGAAGAGTCGGTGTCCTTACCCCCGCAGGAGCATGTATCTAACCTTCCTGACTTCTTCCGGAGTAGATAGTGTAGGAACGAATGTAGACTACCTCTACGATCTAAGAGATGAGCGAGGAAAGTTGAAGGAAGCGTCTGCTGTGAATAACATTCCGTGGAAGGACAGCACCAAGGAAGTGTCAAGTGCTTCTCTGAAAGCCTTTTTAGAAGAGCAGGGCCATCTAGAAGAGGCCACGGAAGACATCAAAACGAATGGACTGCGGATGACGCAGAATAACATTGTGGCATGGATACGAGAACGTCCTGAAGTACAAGCCAAGTTTGTAGAGGAGTTTGGAGTATTGGATAGGGAGTCTTTGATTCAGCATATCATACATAAAGGCTTAGAACAGGAAATCTCTGATCGGACAGTGGCAAAGTGGCTGGCCATTGAAGAAGCCATCAAACCTCAACGCCCGGAGAAAAGGATTTAATATGTGGGAACGAATTAAAGAGTTCTTGAATTCTCTACAACGGCAAGAAGACGTTGACACGATAGCAGAAGAAGTGCTATATTTTCTTCAGGATGAGGATATCTCAGAAGAGATCATCTATGAAATCGAGATGCAGATGTATGGGGTAATGGATGGTGGTCCTACTGTTCCTGTTTTCCTAAAGAAATTAGGAACCATTGTACGGAGTCATTTAGAGAAAAATGAGTGGAATCTTTTAGAGAAGGGATCAAACTATTTTAGTGATGATGAAGAAGTCGAAGACATGTACGATGGCTATAGCTTCAAAGATATTGGATAGGGGGAGCTTATGGCGACAGTACAATCCAACAAAGCCAAGGGGAGAAATTTACAGAAGTGGGTATGTGAACGTCTCTCCTTCATTTCCGGTATCCCGTGGGGGAGGGAAGATGAGAAAGAGATCCAGAGCCGCCCTATGGGACAACAGGGTGTAGATATTATTCTTCGGGGGGAAGCTGCAAAACGCTTTCCCTTCTCTTTCGAGTGTAAATCCGGAGAGTCTTTTCAGTTAGTACAGACGGTGTTTCAAGCCAGAAATAATCAGGTGAAGAAACGGCCTTGGATTATTATTCACCGACGAAAGAAGTTCAAGAACCCATTAGTGATGATGGACTGGACAACCTTCGAGTGGCTACTATCTCAACCTGTTGTGGGGGATTATCCAGAAACACTTGAGAAGATTGTAGAGGAGGAGTCGAATGATTGATCGTATTCGTATGGAGAACTTCCAGTCACATGCCAAGAGCGATATCACTCTATGTGGTGGAGTAAATACGTTTATTGGCACAAGTGATCACGGGAAAAGTTCCATTATGAGGGGCCTTGCCTTGGTGGTTGACAACAAGCCAGAAGGGAATGAATTCATCTCTCATTGGGCCTTCAATAAGAAAGGAAAAGTGGAATCTGATACTATTGTCAGCTTGACTTTGGATGACGGACAAGAGGTCACCAGAATAAAAGGCACGGATAATTACTATCAGATTACCGACGAACAGGGAGAAGTGCAGGATTTTCGAGCGATGGGCAAGAGCGTCCCCGAGGAAATATCTGCACTTCTGAATCTGTCTGACACTAACATTCAGCGGCAAGAAGAGAACTTCTTTTTGTTTGCAGAAACCGCAGGGGAAGTACTGCGACGAATCAACAGCTATACCAGACTTGATTTGATCGATACTTCATTGTCTCAGGCAGATAAAGATATGCGAGAGAGCCGGAGTGCTTTGAGAGTGGCGAAAGCCCAGATAGAAGAGTTGGTAGACCGTCTGAAGCCTTTCCAAATCCTCCCCTCTCTTGAGGCAGAATATCAGCGGGGGGTGGCTTTCAAAGATGAGCTGGCAGAACTCACTACACGGCAAAAGAAAATAGAGTCCTTGGTGTCTCAGTATCGTCGGGTCTTTGATGGGTATTCTCAGTTTGCAAATTTGGAGAGGGCGTCTCGCAAACTCAAGAAGGCAGAAGAGAATATACATGCGAAGATGCAGGAAGTAGAAAAGGGGAGAACTGTTTCAGCAAACCTGTCCCGAGTTGTACGGAAGTACAAGAGTGTGAAAGATGAGATGGTCAAAGCCATCCCGGATGTAGACTTTACCCCTGTGCTGAAGAACATACAGGAGTTAGATGAAGCTCGCAAACGGACACGTTCCCTTGGTCGGATTATTGAGACATGGAAATCACGACAACGTGAAATGGAAAGTACGGCAAATGTAATTACAAAACTTCACGACGACTATCATAATGCTTTGGGGGATACTTGTCCTCTTTGTGGAGCGCCGGTAAAGGAGGCAGGATTATGAAATTCATGTTTTATGCAGACGCCCATCTGAGATCCACTATTCCCGAAGCAC